ATTTTTACCGTTTCCGGCATAAGTCGCTATATTTTTATTATCCTCCATAGAAACAATTTCCAATTGAATTTCATCACCAAAATAACTTGCTACAGCTCCTTTCAACTGCGTCTCTGGTTTGAATGTCAAACATTCATATAAAGCATAATTTCCAACAGGATCAATGTGTGTGTTTTTTAAAACGTCAAATGATTCAAATATTTGAGTTCTACTTTTAGGATCAGCATATTTGTAAGTCAATTTTTTAGAAAACCATCCTTCTAATTTTTTGAACGCAGCTTTTCGTTCTTTTTTACATAATTTAACCATTTTTATAAATAAATATTATTTATTATAAATAAATATTTTTTTTACAAAAAAAATAATTATTGCATATTAAAAAATGAATTTAATATTTAATAAAAAATTGAATTAAACGCATGTTTATATATATAATAGTTAACATAGTTCACCGACGAAGACAATTCAACGATTGGTTTGATGTCATTAGGAGGAGGAATAGCGACAGCGGCAATAGCGACAGCGGCAATAGCGACAGCGGCAATAGCGACAATGGCGACGACAATAAAAACATCGAATGAACACAAGACGACAAAAAAAAATAGAAATGTAAATCCTAAATTAAATAAAAAACAACTGTGGGATCAAATCGAGAATAGTTTTAATAATGACGCTACAGAAAGAATTGTAACAGGAAAAGGGTCATCAAATAACCTGGAATGCGTTTATAGAAGCAGCGGACAAAGAGAAAACTGCGATTATTGCGATTCGATTGTTTGTTTAACAGATGATGGATTTTTGACATGCACGAATCAAAAATGCGGCATTGTATATAAAGACGTGCTTGACCACGGCGCAGAATGGCGATATTATGGCGCCGACGATAATCAAACCAGTGACCCGACGCGTTGCGGCATGCCGGTGAATCCGTTGCTAGTGGAATCATCATACGGCTGCAAGGTAATGTGCGATGGCGCGACGAGTTACGAGATGCGTAAATTCAGAAGGTATACGGAGTGGCAGTCCATGCCATACCGAGAAAAGTCGCAATATGACGAATTTCAATGTATAACGATTATTGCGCACAATGGCGGTTTGCCTAAAATTATAGTGGACGAGGCGCTGCGTTACCATAAGAAGATTTCCGAGTTTAAAACGTACAGAGGGTTGAATCGCGACGGAATTATTTTGGCATCAACGTATATTGCGTGCAGAAAGCACGGCTGTCCTCGAACCATTAAAGAGATTGCGACGATTTTTAATTTGGACAACACGAGCGCGACGAGAGGGTGTAAAAATGCGATTACAATTATAAACGAGCTGGAACACGAATTTGCAAATTCTGACAAGACGAGCTTTAGCAAAACAAAACCGGAAGCATTTATTGAACGATATTGCAGCCGGCTTAATATTAATAGCGAATTAACAAAGGTGTGTCAATTTGTAGCTGCTCGAATTGAAAAACAGAACTTGATTCCGGAAAACACGCCGCACTCCATTGCTGCGGGAATAATATATTTTGTTTCTCAGATGTGCAATTTGAATATTTGTAAAAAAGATGTGAATCGAATCACGGAAATTAGCGAAGTTACAATAAATAAATGTTTCAAGAAGTTGGAACAGTATACGAGCAACCTCATTCCAAATGTAATATTAGAGAAATATGCGGTATCTTCGTAAAATAACAATATAAATATTAAAATATTATAATAATTAATTTGAATATTGTGAATTGAGTTGAATGAGCACAGTTGAAAATAAAGATAATACAGATATTAAAGACAATAAAGAAAATAAAGATAATAAGGAGAAAATGATAACTAGTGTTCCTCGCATTATATTCATTGTTCCGTATAGAGACCGAATTCACCATTTAACATTTTTTTCGGTGTATATGAAGCATGTTTTATCCGAGTATGACCCGTCAACATACGAAATATGCATTGTTCACCAGAAAGACAGTCGGCCATTTAATCGAGGGGGAATGAAAAATATCGGATTTCTAGCAATGAAGGAAAAATATCCGAATGATTATCAAAATATAACATTTGTTTTTAATGATGTGGATACGGTACCGTATGATAAAGGAATAATCCAATATGAAACGCGCGCAGGGCTTGTAAAACATTTTTACGGAGTCAAGTTTGCACTGGGTGGTATTTTTTCAATCAAGGGTGGAGATTTTGAAAGAACCAACGGGTTTCCGAATTTTTGGGCGTGGGGAGGCGAAGACAATTACATGCAGCATCGGGTAATTCAATGCGGGCTTAAAATAGACCGTCGCAGTTTTTTCCCATTGCAACATCCAAATATTTTGCAAATGGTGGAAGGAATTATGAGAACGATTTCACGATCTGAAGCTGAAATGGTGTATTATAAAACGACGAATGATGGATTAAATACCATAAAAAATTTGAATTATAAAGAAGAAGAGGATGGTAAATCCAATGCTGTTCCTTTCCATTTTATCAACGTTGTCCATTTTGATACTGCATATAACCATAATTCAAACACGTATGAAGAACAAAATATTCACGATGAACGGCGTATAAAATTTAAATCGAGGGGAATCGCGGCGGCGGCACAAGATGAACAACAGCGCGCAACACATCAGCAGCAAATATTGGCAGAACAAGAGCAACGTAAATATAGGTTGCATTTACAACAGCAACAGCAACAGCAACAACAGCAACAGCAGCAACAACAACAGCAGAGACGTTTAGAACAAATGCGTATACAACAGCCGCAACAGCAACAGCAACAGCAACAGCAACAGCAACAACAGCAACAACAGCAACAACAGCAACAACAGCAACCGCAACCGCAACCGCAACCGCAACAGCAACCGCAACAGCAACAGCAACCGCAACCGCAACGACTTGTTAGACGTGTAAGAAGAGGATTTTTTTAATTTATTAATTTATTAAAATATTATATTATAAAAATTAATAATGTAATATTTTATAATATATATTATTTATTATGGTATATTTTTTTTATTTTCAGGGATGAATTCGTTTTCTTTGATAACGTGATTTTTATCTTTTTTATTTTTTTATTTTTATTATGACGTTTTGTTTTTCTAATTATTCGTTTTTTATTTTTTTTAGTGTGATTACTGTTTTGCTTATTGTCTCTGTTGTGTCGTCTACTATATTTTATACCTCCGAATAATTTACTTTTTGACAAAAAACTAGAATCAAAATCAATATTATTTAATAATTGTAAAATATACTTGTGTAAATCCATATCAACTCTAACTGCAGCTCCTGTTTTATTTTTTTCTGTATTTCTATATGTAGTTGTATCCTCGAATGCACGTATATTAAAATTACTTTTATCTGGAGTAAAAAACATTCCTATAAGGTTTAATGCAGCATAATTAATTTTGTCATTGATATCACGAATGTCTTGTCTAGATCCTAATACTCTCTGAAAATTCAAAATGAGTTGATCGTATAATTCACGTACGTGATAATTGGATCCTTGCTGGTTAAATAAATGTATACCTTGAAATTGAATTGCTCTAATTATAAATTTTAGTAAACTTGATATATGAATAAAATAAAAATCTTTTCGATTTTCAAAATCAAAGACATTTGTTGAAAACGATTTTAAAATGTTTATAATAATAGTTAAACATTCCTCCAAACCACTTTGTGCGTCTGGAAATTCGAACTCCAAATAGACCTGGTCGCGGAATTCAGGTTCATCTTGGAACAATAATCTTTGTGGTTTGTATTTTAGGTCTAGTAAATGTAACATATTCACTGTTAAATCAGGTTTAGGAACAGCATCAGGAGGAACAATAGCGGCAGCAATACCAGGAAATTTAAAAGTTTCAACGATTTTATCCAAAGTTTTAAAGCTAATATCAGAAACTTCTCCAATGACTCCTTTATCATTAAAAAAAACCTTTACCGTATCGGGAGAACCTCTTGAAATGGATTCATACATGCGTTGTCCTTCTTTAAATGATGTAAACAAAGTCCACGAATAATTATCATGCATGTCGCGTTGGGGTCGAGGAGGAGCTGCATCAGCAATAGCACGAGTTGCGCTCGCATTCGAATTGGGTTTCGCTTCCATTTCCCTACGATGTTCACTAATCTTTTTTAATTCCTCTTCTGGAATATCTGGGTTTTGCTTTTTTTCCCATTGAATATGAATATTTGTCTCAGGAATATCCCATAATAAATTAAATATATGAATAACAAAGGATCGATATTGCATAATAGGATCTATGTCATTATTAAAAATGACGCATACATCGATGTCTGAAGTTTCTTGTGGAATATGCAGTTCTATACATTTATCTCGCGGTAATCTTGAATGACATGCAAGCAGTTGAATAAACGTTCTTCCAATAAATGCAATTCGAACGTGTTCGTGTCGACAGAGGCCACTTAAAAGCGCAAATCCAAATAATGCTCTACTAGTTTGTCCGTTACCTTGTAAATTCATATATTCTGTTAAAGGAGCAGCAGAAGCAGCAGAACGGTCGGTGGGAGTTAATGTTGACAACATGTTTATAATATCTTGGTTTGATGCTTTGCGAACAAACGTCGAAAGTATAAAAAATTGTTTTAAAGTGCAACGAAATATAAATTTAAAACACGAATCACCATTTCCATCGCATAATGATGCAATATTCCGTTCGAACTGTATTAATTTTGCGGATTTTTTTTCAACAGCAGAAGATGCTACTATTTGTGGTTTTAATGGTTCTACTGGTAGTTGTGCTTCTATTGGTAGTTGTGCTTCTACCGGTAGTTGTGTTTTTTTATTTTTTTTTAATTTAGAATTAGTTGCATGAACTAGAGGAGAAACCGCAGGAGGAGTAATCGCAGGAGAAGCAACCTCAGGAGAAGCAACCGCAGAAGAAGTATTCGCAGGAGAAGCAACCGCAGGAGGAGCAACCGCAGGAGGAGCAACCGCAGGAGAAGTATTCGCAGGAGAAGCAACAGATCCTAATAACGCTTGATATGCTTCCACCATTATAGGTGAAAATTTTTCCATGTTAGCCGCCGTCCATGGAAAATTCGAACGAAGTTTTGGCGGTAATTTTTCATTTAGCATGGTTGCGGCAGCTTGATAATTTCCCGATTGGATTGCCTGTGAGAATTCTGGTAACATGGATTGTATATCTTTTTTGAAGCTGTTATTTCGTTGAGCTATGAAAGCTTGTTTTTCTTTATTGGTTAGCTGTGGCTGTTTTGCAAGTTCTTCTCGTCGCATTTGTTCTTCGAGTTCTTGCTGTTGTATTTTTGCAAGCGCTCTTATTTGTTTTGCATCTTCCCGTTCTTTCAGCTGTTCTTTTTTAAATTTGAGTTCACCCAGTCGAAGCGACCCTTCTACAAGTTTTTGTCCTTCCATTTTCATTCTCGCTAATTCTTTTTGTTGCTGTATTTTCTTTCTCTCTTTTATTACTTTCACTTGTTTTTCTTCGTCCGTCGTATAAATTTCAAAATCGGGAACCCGAATGCAGCATTGAGAGAAATCACAATGAAGTACGAGTTTATTATCTTTTGAAACCGAATTTGTTGATGTAAAATTTTCAATTCGCGTACTAAAAACATGTAAAAATCCAAAATAGTCATATCCGCGTTGTTTAAATACGGTATATTTATCTTTTAAATCTTCAATAATGGGCTGCAAAACAGCTTCACTAACAGATGATTTTTGTTTTTCATTCAATTTTGTTCTAACTACTGAAACGAATTGGATTGCATTCGATAGAGTGCCTTCAGACATTGGAGTAAATCCAATATTGCGTCGTACATCAAATACGGTAACGTCTTTTCCTGTTTTTTTCAAACCAGCAACTTCTGCAAGTGTTAATGTTTTTTCTACATCGCCTTCTCTCACAGAAAATATATCTCTTTTTTCAAATTCGCGCACCAACCCACGAGAAACGAACTCGGGATTAATTTGATCATTGTGTAACATTACAGAGTGATTCGGTAAATATAATAAAAAAACTGCAACATGACCCAGTGCAAAGTCGATTTTTTGTTTTTTTCCTTCGCTAGCAGTGCTGCCAAATAGAGATATAAATTTTTGGAACATTTCATTTAAAAAATAAATATAATTTTCAAATATAGTCGAAGAAATCGGATGTAGATTATCGAAATACTTATAAACCATAACATTTGATAAAAATGTCAATGAAACATTTTGTTTATTAAAATGAAAAAATTGCAAAGATGGATCTGGTTCTTGTAAAAATATATACAATTTTGAATACAATAAAACAATCTGAGTTACATTTTTTTGAATCATTTCTTTTTTAGTGGTCTCTGGTAAGGTTCTAATAATTGTAGCATAAAAAATAGAATCAAACAGATACTCTAATAAATTTTTCAGTTGTGAGGGTAAAAATTTTTCCATAGTTCTTTCAATAATTTGAGGATCCATTGTCCCATTCGGAATTCTCACTATGAATGTAAATTTATAACATATCCAAACATCAAAAACAAATTTATAATGCTTTTTTAATTCGCCTTTAATAAATTGTAAAGTTTCTTGTAAATTATTACCATTGGTTAAATAGTATTCGTGAGATAACGCCAGAATATCTTGAGCTGTTAAAAAATGTAAACCTGGATTATCTTCTCTAAATATATCTAAAAAAGTACACTCTGCGGGACCAGCGCATAATAATGATACAATCTGAGGAGGAGTTAAATAATTATCTTCAATATATTTATTAATTATAGCTTCATGACTTTGAGACATATTTTATATTTATAATAATATTTATATAAATATGAGTTATACTATATAAATATTTTTTTATAATTTTTATAATTTTTATATTTTTTATATTTTTTATAATTTATTACATTACATTTGAAAAATTATGCGATTCAAAATGATGCAGTGAAATCGAATATTTCTTCCGTCTTCGTTTTTTCTGCGAGAGCGTATTCGCTGACCCGTTTTTCGAAGAAATTCGTCTTGCCTTCAATGCTGATAAGTTCCATAAAATCAAACGGATTGGAAGAGTTGTATAATTTTTCACAACCTAATTGTAAGAGCAGTCGGTCTGCTACGAATTCAATGTATTGAATCATCAGTTTTGAATTCATGCCGATGAGGCGACACGGCAGCGCCTCGCAAATAAATTCGGTTTCAATTTCCACCGCCTCTTTTACAATGTCTTGCACGCGCGCTTTTTGAACCGGTTTTGCCATTTTATTATACAACAATATTGCGAATTCGGTGTGAAGCGCTTCGTCGCGACTAATGAGCTCGTTGCTGAACGTGAGACCGGGCATTAGACCGCGTTTTTTTATCCAGTAAATGGAGCAGAATGCGCCTGAAAAAAATATCCCTTCAACGCACGCGAATGCGATAAGGCGGGTTTGAAACGAGCTTCGCTTATCATGAATCCACTTTTTAGCCCAATCGCCTTTTTTTTTAATACACGGGAAATGATTTATTGCGTTAAAAAGGCGTCCCCGTTCCTCCTCGTCTTTGACATATGTATCGATTAATAAACTGTAACATTCAGAGTGTATATTTTCCATTGCGATTTGAAACCCGTAAAATGCGCGCGCTTCAGCGAGCTGAACGTCCGACATGAAACGCACCGCCAAATTTTCTAGGACGATTCCGTCGCTTGCGGCAAAAAATGCGAGAATCATGGATATAAAATATTTTTCATCGGGTAAAAGGGTATGCCAATGAGCGCCGTCTTTTGAAAAATCGATTTCTTCAGCTCTCCAAAAACAGTCCACCTGTTTTTTATACATTTTCCATATATCATTATCTTTTAGCGGAAACATTACGTAGCGACTATCGTCTTCGGTGAGTAAAAGATCAGCGAAATTTGTGCCAACGGGTACTGTTTTTTTTGACATTCCTAAATCAATGAACAAGTTATATATTTATTCAACAATATTTTTATATATTCTTTAAAAAATATATAAAATTTAATTACTAAATTTTTCAAAATTAAATTAGAAAATTAAATTATAACTATATTATAAATATAAACAATAAAATAACAAATGAATCATACAGATGACGGTGCCAATTCAGAAACAGATGCAATGGAATTATTTAAAAGAGATATGCATTTGAATCAAATAAAGAATAAATTAGAAGAAAACCGGAAAAAAATGCTTGGAAAT